TCGGTATCAATGTCAGTTCCTTTTACGTACTTTGCGGGCGGAACATCAACGGCCATGTGATTGAACAAAACACTTCCTGCTTCAAATACGCCATTTTCTTTTATGAAGTGAATATTTTTATTTTGAATAACATTGAGTATGGGAGATAATGCATCAACACGATGTGTATTATTCAAATTCATGTCGTGATTACCTAATATAACAATTGTAGGTAATGTGAATCCATTAAAAAATTCAGTTAACATGTTGATCAACTCTGGCGACATATCAAGTTTTGAATGAACAATATCACCTGTAACTACACATATTGATCTATCAGTAGCTTCTTGTGCGATTGTTAGAAACATGTTCTCAAATACTTGTCGATATTCAAGATGTCGCTTCAATGTTCTGATATGAACATCTGACACATGAAATATTTTATCGATAATGTCTACCCCAATATCAATCTTCTTTATTTCCATAACATTCCCATTCGCATCATCATTAAATCTTCAAATGACATCTGCATAGTTTCTGAAATACGTTTTGTAATTGCTTCAAAGCCTAACTCAGAAGCATCTTTATCTTGTAATTCTACGAAATAAACATTCAATCCTTCATTCATAAATCGTTCGGCAATATCCAATGCATTTTTCAATGCATCAGCATCCAAACAAATATAAATGTCTTGTACATGTTCTTCGATAATTTTCTTTTGTAATTCTGGTTGAATTTGTTTCCCAAATAACGGTATTGCGTTTCTTTTAATTGCAATTGCATCAAAGGAACCTTCACAAAGTACAATCGGTTCTCTCCAGTTAATCATCATTTCAAATCCAATAATATCTTTCGATACTGCAGGATTTTTATGTTTCATAGTTTCTCTATCACGGAAAATACGAGAAACAAAATAATTAAGATTACCACTAGCATCGTAGCTTGGGATAATGATTCTTCCGTTATACGACCCCTTTTCCGCATATCCAATCCTATATTTAATAATATCAAATACTGTAACGCCTCGTTCTTTAAGATAATGCATTGCTGCATTGTATTCATATGACTTTTTATACACCCATAACGGATGATATTCTTCTGGTAATTGTAATACAGTATCTCGTTCTTCTTGTTTTTCAGCTCGATATCTTGTTGTTTGAATTATTCTTGCAAGTTGCTCGAACTTTTCTTTTGGTTGATTTAGTGCTTTAAATAAAGTATAAATTGATTTACCACGTTTATCAGAAACCCAACAATGCCATGTATAATCACCATTTTCATCTGGTGTTGATCTTACTTCTAATTTTGGTTTATGATGTGAGATAAAAGGAGAGAAGAATGAAATATTGCCTCGCGATGTTGGCTTACCTTTACCTAGTACTGTTTCAAGTAATTGTAATAATTTTAGATTCTTCATTAATATAATATAATGAAAACACGGAACGATTCAAAAGATCTGGTTTATTAATATAATAATTATTAATTTATGTCATCCCATTCATTTCATTCCTGGTCTAACGAATTCATTACATTAAACATTTCATTCATTCAATTAATTAAATGCCATTACTTACATTAGAAAATAATGAATTTTTTTCACACTTCCAATCAAAATTTAAAAAAAGTTTTCTTTTCGGTTGGGATTTCATCCAATTGGCAACATTCTGCTAACCATTCTGCAGGTATCATTTTCTTTGCAACATGTTTTATACCCATCTTCAGAGCATATACTTCATATGATGTTTTACTACCTTTTGATATTTTTTGATTTGGATTTTGAAATACTATACGAATATCAATGTCAGGATTGCATTGTAAAACATATTTCATTTTTTTACGATCTGCAGTAGTCCAACGTCCTTTTGTTTCAACGTACATGGTGCTGCCGTCTTTACGTGTGAATACGAAATCAGGAGTATATTTGTGTTTTGTCGAAGGCACTGTATAATGAAGTGTTTCAGTTTCGTAATTAACTGGATAATTAATCTCTTTAAGAGCATCTGCAACTTTGTGTTCTAATCCAGATTTATAACCGTATTTATATGCTTCCTGTCTCGTTTTTGATTTCGAGTTCCAATGATTTTTTGCCATAACTTGTTTTGTTTTTATGTTTTACCTATCTCCAGGTTTATACCGACCAAATGTTGATAGATCAATATTTTGATCAGACACGTGTTGATCAGCAGCTTTTTTCATTAAAGACTTATCAGGCCGATTTATATCTCCATTATCATCAATTCCAACTAACCTGCTTAATTTTTGTAATCTTTCACTTTCACCACTAAATATACTAAACTCATCTTTAATTACATATTCTAAATCATATGCTGCATTTCCTTCTAGTCTTGCAAGTTCTAAATTTACTAGAAATGCATCTTGAAGTATTTCTATTTTATCAAATGCTGAATCAAATAATTCTGTATTTGTTCCGCCGAATCCCATATATTTTGCAGCAGTATGAATATCTTTTGCAATTTTTTGTATACGTGGTGATATTGAATAACCAGCTGTTATTCGTACTGTACCAGGTGTTTCAGTTTCATCCTCTTCACCGCCTTCAGCTTCCTTCTCTTTTTCTTTTTCTTTTTCAGCTTCTTCAGCTTCTTTAGCTGCCTTTTCTTCCGCTTCCTTAGCGGCTTTTTCAGCTGCTATACGTTCTTCTTCAGTTGTTTTTTCACTATTATTATTAGTATTAGTTGTAACCGTTACATCATCACTATTATTATCAGTAGTAGTTGTAACTATTCCACTTGCTTTACCTGCTACTTCTTTTTCTTGACTACTTAAAAACACCGGAACACCATTCAATGTAAAAGTAGGTCCAATACCAAGAGTAAAAAATAGTTTGATATTTGCTGGCAGATTATCACGCCTGTAAACATACGCAATATACACCTTTTTCTTAGACGTGCCCCTAACTTCAGAGATATAAAATACGTAATCTTTATTTTTATATTTTGTTGCAAACCTAGAATCACTAAAAATATATTTTAAATCAGATTCGTCAACTAAAGCTCCTTCACCTCGTTCTTTATATTTTAAGCGATAACCATTCACTGCATTTGCCGGCAATGCTTGTTGCAATGGTACCCACTTATAATTATATTTTTGTTCTATTAATAGTGTCGTTAACTTAATCATAGTATACTCCTATATGTATAAATATTTACCAATCAACTAACACCATTTTTGATTGATACATCATTACGTTGTCTGATTTAAAGTCTAAATCTAAATCAAATTCTGCAATTCCTGTTCGTTCTACTTGTTGTTGTAATCGTCTCAAGAAATCAACTAACGGGTTTTCTGTTTCTCGAGAGCCTTCTGCATCCAAATAATCAAATATGCTAACCTCGCCTTGCATATCTAATGCAAATTTAGTATATCGAGCATAAAAATTATCAATAGCAGTTTTATATTGTGGGGGTAATGGATCTGCATTTCGCATGATATACATTTTCTCAGAATCATTAACATACAATACCGGAACAAAACATGTAAATTCAGATTCTCGGCCGACAATTACTGATGCAACTTCAAATTCATCACGCTCTCTCGTAATTTTAAACACATAATCAGTTCCTTGAATTGCATATACAATGCCATTATCGCCAGCGCCGATTCTTTCAAACTGTTTGTTTTTAATTTTGTCTAACAAAGAATCAACTTGTTCTTCTCGCGAAGCTTGTTCTAATATTGTTTTAAGTCGTATCATACGTCAGCATCAAATCTTAATAAAATATTCATATCAACATCATCTCGTTTACGTACCGGCGAAGCTAATTTGCCTGTAACTAGAAGTTGTCCTGATTCATTATACAATCCAATTGTTGTTATGTATGGTGCAAAATCGCTACTTGAAACATATGTGTCATAATCAACGCCATTATCTTGCAGAGTTGATGGATTAAGTGTTAAATTAAAATCATCTTTACTTATTCTTACCAATGTAGAATATTCTGTTGTTGTTACCGTACTTCGATAACTTGATGTAAATGGAGCCGCAGTTAAATCATCGTATTTATAATGTGGACTAGAAATAACAATCGTTCCGTGTTTACTAAATACATTTCCTACATGATTTGTTTGCAAAAACGTTCCGTTCTCCGTACGGTCCGATAACGCACTTATCTCCGACTCAGTTAGTGACTTATTAAAGATTCTTATTTCATCTAGATCACCTGTAAGATTTGATGTATTGGGGCTAAGACCACCAATGTTTACCGGATAATCATTATTGATTCGTCCTGATGCTGTATATAATGTATTAACGCCATATAACAAGAAATCATGAGATGACGAAACATGTAATCCGGCATTCATCCAAATTTGTATTTCACTTCCTGATTTTTGACAAACTATGTGAGTCCATTCGTCTACACTGCTAGTTGCTGACAACGTAGTATTAAGAGAAGAATCAGAAGATACTTTAAACTCTATTTCATTACTACCACTTAATTGTATACTGAATGGGTATCTATCAACCGAACCAGATTGTTTTGCAATAACAATTTGATTGTTACTGCCAGTATTAGAACCTGACACAAAAAATGATATTGCATAATCATGTTGTCTATCATAATATCCAGGTAATGCACTCTGAATATGTCCAACGCCTTCAAAATGTGCACGGCGGCCGACAGATGCCGTATCACCATCTGTAGTAGGAATTCCTGCAAGATACGTAACACCTTGAGCTAATTCATATTTAATTCTTGAAGTATCAAAATATTCATTGAATCCTTCATAAAATTTTACATCTGAAACAATCGAAGACGAATCAAACCCATCATCAATTATATTGCTATATCGATCAGCTGATAAATTTAATCCTGACCCAGCGAATTGAAATGATGCCGGCTTAATACCTTCACCAATTTTAAGTTGTGGTATTACAAATACTGATGCAGATTCATATAAATGTTTTTTTGTACGTGTTAAATCAGTAGGACCAAAAGTTTTACTGGGTTGATCTTTTCTGCGATAATATAAATGATCTATAGAAAAATATGTAACACTTTGTAATGAACCATCAATATTTGCAGCATCATTAAATGTTAACTCAGATCCTAAAGCAGGAAGAAAATTACGATCGGTATATCTTGCTTCTAATGGTAACGCACTACCAGTAGCACTTCCAGATAAAAAAGTAAAAAGTTTATTTGTAACAAACTGTTGTTTTTTAAAATCTGATTGTTCAACCTTTTTAAATACAGAAGGATAATTTCCTTTATATTTATCTTCTCTACGGCCTTTAGTATTTAATTTTCTTGTCGCCATTATTTAGTAAAAAGCCCTTTACATTTATTATAAATATAAAGGGCCTCAATTCAGTTATGTGTTAAATTAAAAATCAAGTTTTACTCTGACAAGTGCTTCATTCTTAAATGATTTCAATAATGGTTTAGATAATTTTGCTACTGCTAATAATTCTCTTTGATCGTTATATAATCCTACTGTAGTAATATATGTTTTTGGGTCACCCCTAAAAGTTGATTGACGGAACTCACCTATACTACCCGTCGTAAACGATGGATTATTTGAAAAGTTATATTCAGCATTTTTAATTCTAACAAAATAATGTGTACTTGTAATAGTTTCAGCATTTCTTCCTAAGAATCCATATGGATCTGAAGTAGCTGGGTTTGTAAGTACTCCTGATCCAGAAATTGAATGGAACAATCCGAAATGATTGTTGCCTTCAGAACTTGAACCAGTATTAGTTGTAAATCCTAAGTTTGCATCCAATGTTTGAGCATTCAATATCATTACTCCGTAATCTGGATAAACAAGACCATAATATACAGGTGAAGTTGAATTATATATTCCGTCATTAATTGATCCTGATACAATATTATATACTCTACCGGAGCTTCCAACTGTCGGAGCTCCGCTATTTCCTGAATCATCAATAAGTGTGTATACTGTACTACCAACTGTTACAGAACCCGTTGCATTCGTATCTCTTGAAGAAATACTTGTTAACGGCAATTCAAAATTGCCTGGATCTAATTTTTCTTTTGTTCTAGCACGACTAAAGTTAATTACATAAATAGAATCTGTGTCTGTGCCATTGACAGTGAATCTCGTGTCTGTAGTTTCTAATAATAGTTGTTTATATTGCGAATATACTGCTCGGCTTGGTGAATCATTAAGTTGTCCTTGCGAATCAGATCCACTACCTAATGCATGACCATATGCTATTGAATATTGAGTTGCTGAACCAGTTAATGAAGTATTTTTCTGATAAACATCAACATAATATCTACGTTGTGACGTTGTTTGTGCAGAACCGGTATGATGTGTTGTTAATGAAGCTAAACCATCACTCCATAACCCAGCTGTAACAACTTCTGTTTGGTTATCTATTACATCATTTGCTCTATCAAATTTAGTAAAAGTACGACCATTTCTTGCAAGGATTTGAGTTTGTTGTTGTTCTCTGATAATCTCTTGAGCGCGCTGTTCAGCTAAT